TAAGACCTGCAATGAAGTCTTCTGTGATCTCATTTCTAATGCCACGGTCAATAGCTACTTGGTTTTGTTCAACCCATTGACCGATAGCGTAGTTCACAGTGCCGTTAACTTCTTCTGCCATATCGCTCTTAGCTTCAGCGAAATGCTTATCGAATTCAGCAGCAAAGTGTTCTACAAGTCTGTCGTACTCCTCAGAGATTTTTGCTTTAACAGCAGCTTCAAAGATTGTTTTTGCCTTTTCAGCAAACTCTTCGGATAGTTCGGTGCCCTCAATAAGAGCGGCAACGTCAGCGGAAACATCGAGTTCTTCCATCGATGGTTTGATAGGATAGGTAACTGCGCCACCCATCTTAGTGCCGTATGCTACTTCTGCGCCAACAGTTGGACGAGCATCAGGACTGTCACCAGCACGCTGTTGAGGATCGCCCGATACTTGGGAGATAGGTGCTGCTGCTTTTGCGCCTGGATTCTCTTCGCCGTCTTCATCATCAGAATGAAGAGGACCAGAAGTTGAACCACCTAGATCTGCTGGTGCAGATTGTCCGTGGGCAACCGATGGTTGAACTGTAGGCATAGGGTCCTTACCGCTAGACTTTGCAGTCTGTGCGTCAGAAACCTGAGAAGGATCACTACCAGTGCCAGGAATAACGTTGGCAGAAACTGTTGGCATTGGATCGCCAGCTTCTACAATCACCTTTTGCTCGGTAACGAACTCCTCAAACTTTTCGTTTAGCATATCTGACATTTGAGTTTACCTCGTAATTTCCGTATAATTAATCTAAGTTTATTTATAAATCAGAGTTTTCCGAGGAAATGCTCAAATGCTTTGAGCGTCTTCTCTTCCAATTCCTGGCGCGATGCGCTTTCTATATAACGTTGGTATTTAGCAACTTCGCGCTCTTTTAGCAATCCGTTGTCCCATACCCATTCTTTTCCTTCCATGATTCCATTGACAAATGCGTCTGGTGCAGAAGGATCTGCTACAATATCTGCAGCAGTTGTTAACATGAAGTCGTCCGCAACAACGTTGCAGTCTTCTTTTCTCTGAATGCTTCCCATACCACGAGAGGAAACACCTAACTGAACTCCTTCACCTAGAAGATTTTTTGCAATGTTACCCATAGGTGTGTCAAGGATTTGTGCCTTGCCAATGAAGTTATTTCCTTCCGCCTTAAGGGAGATAATTCTATGAGACACTCTATCAAGATTGATGGTAGGACCATCAGGGTGACCGAGTTCACCTAGAGCACGCTTTGATTTTACATACTCTTCGTTGTATCTCTCTACCTCGCGGTTGAGAACATCGAATGGGTACATACGACCGTTGCGGTTCTTCAGTTCTGATTGAAGAAAGACACCTTCAATATACAAAAGTTTCTTTCCGTCCTTCTCCTCAGTAAGGAGTTTAACGTCTTCAATCGTTTCCGTTATCAGTTTCATCGGTAGTTTCCGTTTCTTGAGGTTCATCAAAGAATGAATTCGCTACCACTTTTTTATAGTTTGCCATAGCATCAGATGCTTTGGAAAACAACATGTCGTGGATTGCATCAATAGCACCAGCGCGTTGATTATCGGCAATTTGATTGACGATATCTACCTCACCTTGGTGCGAATTAACTTCAGTTTTTTCTGCCATAATAACAATTCAGTATATTTTATTTAGTAGATGCGGAAGGTGAAGGCATTTTCTTTGCTTTATCTACCTCTCTTTCACTGGCATTGTCAGCAGCAAGTTCTGCTCTTTCCGCAGCATCGTCAGCTTGCATACCTTGAATTTCAGGTGCCAATGCAGCATTCTGTTGCGTCATTGTATCCAGCATATTTTGTTGCGTTGGATCGATAGCAAGACCAGTTGCAATGTCACCCTTCATCTGCTTATCAATTTCCTTGATATCTTTATCAGTCTGACCTAGGATATGCTTGCGGACATATTCAGTAGAGAAATACTTTCCAACAAAAGGATCCATCTGAGTGACAGTCATCATTCTCTGGTTCATCATTTCAATTTCTTTTAGTTCATTGAAGTGATTATCAAAGAGATAGTCATACTGGATATGCTCCTTCATGTCATCCCAATCTTCAGGGGAGATTACTCCCTTGAGGATGAGCTGAGTTTTGAGCATGTCTTGGAACATCTCGCTAAATCGCTTACGGAGACGACCGATGAACTTCGTGAACTTAAGTTCGTCACGGAGGACTTCAGTGGTTTTACCGAGGTTGAATCCTTTATTGTCGTCTGTGAGACGGGAAGGAGGAAGATTGAGGCTGTTAAATAGCTTCTTCTTAAAATACTCAACATCTTTGAGTTCTCCAAGATTTTGTCCACCTGGTAAGGTGGTGATCTCAGTGCCACGTCCACCCTCTCTGCGAGGTAACCAGAAATCCTCTAGCATACTCATGTGCTTTTTGTCGTCGCGCATCTCACCAGTCTGTGCATCATAGACTAGCTTGTTGCGGTAGCGAGACATCACATCGCGAAGATATTGTTCTGCCTTTACCTTAGGTAGATTACCAACGTCGATGTAGAAAATTCTTCTTTCAGGTGCGCGAGATAGTCTGTAGATAACAAGACTGTCTTCGATCATCCTGAGTTGATTGAGTGACTTGATTGCTTTGTGTAAGAAACCAAGTGTCATTCTCTTGTTAAGATCTTGCAAACCAGATGGACAGAATGTAATACTGTCGGTTGCCATCTTAACTCCCTGTGATAGCGACATGTCGCCAACAGGACCTAATACACCACCTTTATAAAATCCTTTTGGATTGTAAAGATAGTAATCAACAAACGTTCCGTATTCATACTCAAGTGCTGTGCCTTTGATTGCTGCACGTGCTAGAGCATCTTTCGGTGCGTTGTCAATTTTTTGACGGACCTTCTTGATCTTCATAGGATCAATGTAACGAAGTTCCGTAATACCTTTCTTGGGATTATCTAGATCGATAACCTTATGGTAGAACAATCTACCGTCAATGTACCAAGTTCTAACAATCTCATGTGCGCGATTGTCGAAGTTCAACAGACGTTTGATATACTCAAACTCATTACGAATTTTTGTTTTGATACCTGCACCCATTGGTAGATTGTCAAGATTGACTTCTACTGGAGTGTCGTGTGCATCACTGACAATAAATTCATTCACAACTTCATCCACAGCACTATCCACCTCAGGGTGAATTGCCATGTCACGATAGCGACGGATCATCTCAAACTCATTACGAGCTTGATTATCCGTATCTACATACGTTCCATAGTACCCACCCGCAGCGACTGCGATAGGTTCATCAGCAGAAGGAGGGACAGGGGATTGTCCCCTCTGCCCCTCCTTTCTGTTAATCTGGAAGCCAAATAACTGACTCATGATTATAATTCAATAGTTGAGCGTTCAACTATTTATCAAACTACTTCAACGCCACTTACGCCTTCGCGTTCAGATGCCTTAATAGTAGAACCACCCTTACCTTTGGAAGCAGTGAAGTAGGAGTATTGCCACTCAACTGTGAACTCTTCAATCTGATCGTTGCTATCATAAGCAAGTTCGATTGGAGAAACGTTAGTTGGGAAACAATGATGCAACTGATAAGTTCTGAGTGCAGAACCAGTTTCAGTGTTATCCTTCTCTAGTTGTGTGACAAATAGGTTTGCCATGTAACCAGTTCCCTGACCATCTGGAAGGAAACGCTCGGAAGTATTTCCAGCGTGAGTGTTGATGCTGTTTGCCCATGCCTCAAAGAGAGCACGAAGTTTGAAGTCCTTATCGTTGAAGAAGGTAGCAGTCCAAGTATCGAAGGTTCTGTCACCTGCGATCTTAACTGTTCTTCCTCTGAAAGGAACCTCAATCACACCCAAGTTAGAACCTGGAAGTGCAGCAGACTTACAAAGGATAGAAGCAAGTTCTACCTTTGAGTTGTCACCGAGTGCAGATGCTAGACTTGTGCCAGCACCTGCTTCAGCGATAATTTCGTCGAAACCAGCAGGGAAGTCGATATCGACGTTGAACATATTGGGCTTGACGCCTTGCCCAATAATTGAAAGAAACGAACTTACGTTTGAAGATGCCATTTGTTAATACCTCGTTATTTTTTCTCTATTAGTAATTATCTACCGATGACTTCAGCAAAGGAGACACCTGTCTTCGTTGCCGTTACAGTGACGGTAACGTAGTTAATAGAGCGAGTTGGTTTTACAAAAATTTCAGCAACGAACTCGTTACGGTCAATGACTTCAGCAGTGTTGTTAGTGTCGTCACAAACAACTAGGAAATCAGTAACACCTCTACGTGCCTGTACCTCAGCGAGATAACCAGATAGTGCAGCGTTGAATGCACCACGAGTGATAGCATCGTTCTGTTCAAACAATACGCTCTCTGCTAGACCTCTTGCTCTCTTCTCAATGTTGAGGAAGAGACGACGAACGTTGATACGATCGAACGCGGAAGGAGATGCTAGTGCAGTCTTGTCTCCAAAGAGAACAGGACCAGATCCAGGTAGCGAAACAATTGGGTTGATCGAAGAAGTGTATAGATCATCACGCTGTGCCTTGTTAGGATTGAATGCCAACTTGACAACGTTCTGAAGACCACCACGATTTAGACCAGCAGGGGAGAACCAATCATCTGAAATTCTCGATGTTGCAACACAGAGACCAGCAACGTCACCGTTGCAACCAACGTAACGATACTTGTCGTTGAAACGATCATAGACATACTTAACACCGCTGTCCTTGATAACATAGGAACTGGATGCAATTGTGTCCATGAACTCTAGGGTGTTTGCAAGTTGAGTTGCAGGAGTGAGAGCAGCGCCACCAGAAGTAGCAACCTGATCACCAGTCCAAG